ACGGGCTGTTGGTTGCAGTCAAATACTAAAAGTCTTGAATCAGAGACGTTTCTGATTCTCGGAATTTGGATTCACCGGATTTTAGAATCCTCGTTAGTTTTGACAATTAGAAAGTCTTATCATGGCTTCTCCAACTTTAAACACCTGTGACAGTCCAGTCGATATTTCGGATTTGGCTTCCAGGGACACCAGCCGTTTGCAAGGCACTATCGCTAAAGCCCTTGCTGCCAACTCCCCTTTCATTAACGTCATCAGCGGCGGCACCTTCCCGTCTGGTGTCTCGGATGAAATCCGAACCGTAGTCCAGATGCAGGCTGCTCCTGGCGACTCCCTCGCTATTCCGACATTCGTCTGTGATACGGAGCTCTGCGGCAATCTCGGCATCCAGGATTTGACCGACACGATTGATTTTACCACGCGCCTGGAAAGTTTCCGTGGCAAGGGTCCGAACGTTTGCGTCAAGAAGGGCTATTCTGCCTTCAAGGGCAGCTACCTCATGGCGGAGGACTCCATGAAGAAACTTGTTACGCAATATGTCAACTCCGACATTCGTGCGCAGCTCTATCTGCGAAGCGCGTCAAAGTTTGTGGCTGCGTCCGGTTACGACTTCGATTCTCTTTTCACGGGCGGTGCGGAATGCACGCTCGGCGTTAAGTTCGCCCCGATCCTCCCCACCGGGCCCATGACATTCAAGGCGCTCCACTATCTGGCCCGCTACATGAAGGAAGTTTTGCTCGGTGAGTGGTATGCGTCGGACAAGGGTATGCCGCATTACCGCGTCATCGCCAGCTCTGACCAAATCGAATACTTCCGCAACGAGGTTGGTGTCCAGAACATCATGATTGCGTTGACCACGGGCGGATACAAGCTCGGTGAGAACTCGCTTTCGGCGTATTCTTTCGAGACAAGTCCTGCTTACCGGGGCATCGCATTCGGCTGCGATCAGCGTCCCCTTCGGGCTACGGGATACAACGGCGACGGAACTCTCGCCCTTGTGGACCCTGTGACCATCGTCAGCAACGCCTGCAAAGGCACGGCTTATGCCAAGGTCAATCCTGCGTGGCTCGCCGCCCCGTATGAAGTCGGTTTTCTCATTGCGGATGGTAGCTTTGAGCGCCTCGTTCCGGAACGGTATGTCGGCGAGGGCACCTTTAAGTTCGCCCCGCAGCTTTACATGGGTGAGCTTGATTGGCACTATGTCGTTGACAACGGCTGTAATACCTGGGGCGACTTCGGTCATCACAAGTACCAGATTACCCGTGCTTACAAGCCTTTGCGTCCACAACATAGCGTGCCGTTTTTGTATAAACGCTGCCAGTCCGACCTCGGCTTGGTTGAATGCGTCGATGACGTGACGAACTCTTATACGGGCAGCGACTCATTTGTCACGCTGAATGCGTGTGACGAAACTGTCTGTGACCCTAGCGGTTGCTAAACGTTCAAGACCCTGTTCAGGGTAGTTCGACAGGGCCGCACACAAAAATAGTGTGCGGCCCTTCACTTTATGAGTCAAAATTCTGTTGAACACGTCAAAGTTGCTGCCGCCGCCGTTACGAATGTGCCGCTGGCTGGCGCATCGCATTTTTTCACTGTGTCCGAACCAATCTTGCAATGGTTTCTGACCGTGGTGCAGCTCGTCGTCGCGTCGGCGTCGGCATACTATATTTTTCGCAAGGCGCGAAAGCCAAAGAAATGAAAGTTGGACTTCTGTTGGCCGCTTGCTTGGCGCTCACTGGGTGCGCCGGGTATTCAACTAAGGGTGGAAAATCTTACCTCAAAGCCCCTTCGGGGATCCAAGCCGGGGTTAAGCAGTCCAACGACCCGAAGGCAGCCACCACGCAGGAATACGTCAAGACGACGGAGACCACTGTTCAGGTGCCGGGCGTTGGGCCGGTCACGACCCGAGTTGTCGAGCGTGTCGGAACGGTCATCGGTCCGGCTCAGAAAAATACAATCGCGGAGACCGGGGCCAAGTTGGCGTCACTTAGGCCGGTGATGTATGTTGGGATAGCTGTTTTTCTTTTTGGCGCGGCGTCTCTTTTCTGGCCCCCGCTCAAACTTATTGTGGGCAGCACTACTACAAGCGTCGTCGCCTGTGTGGCCGGGGTAGCAATGATTGCGCTTCCGTCGCTCATCGCGGGCAATGAGGTTCTCATCATGTGTATTGGAGTGGGCGGCGTCGCGGCATATTATTTTGCGCATCGGCATGGCTCTCTCCGGGGTAAGGTTCAGGTTTTGGAAAAATATTGATATGGCTTGTTCGACTTGTTCAAATGGTAGTTGCGGAGGGTGCTGTAGCAACCCGTGCGAAACAACTGCTAATACCGCGGCATGTGAGACGCTGCCGTCTCAGATCGAAAATTTCACAAAACAGTTTTTTGGATCGGTTGTAAAGACAGAGGTCAACAGCGTAGTAACCTGGACACTTCCCTGCAACCTCGACATCGGTTTGGAGAATAATCCTCGTCTTGAGGGCGAGGGACTCGCTTGCTATTTCCTTCGGATGTTCGAGAATGGAATTATCGGGCTTACGGGTCCGGTGGGTGATGATGGAGCGGCTGGCGCGGATGGGTTTAACAGCTTCACAGTCACTTTGCAGTCGTTCACGCAGCCGACCGCGGGGAGTCCCAACGTTACAGTCTTTACAGCACTGAACCCGGCTATCGTGGTCGGCATGACAGTTTTTATTTCCACCTCCGGATGGTATACGGTCAATGCCGTCGAATCCACCGGAGCTCTTTTTCTGACGCTCGTCCAAAAGCTCAGTAGCGCGTCTGGGACCATCACGGCAGGCAAGCTGGTTGTTCCTACGGGACCCCAGGGCGTGTCAATCACGGGGCCGACTGGCGCGACAGGGGCCACGGGACCGCAGGGGACTCCAGGAGAGACCCTCACGGCCTCGAATGATATGTTTTCCACGGACATCGGCGTAGATTATGCGCTCCCCGTCATCTACACTAAGGTCGATTTTAACAATGCGATCCCGGAACTTTTGCTTCCCGCGGAGGGCACATATCTTATCACCGCGGCGGTTGCGATCATCGGGAATGCGGGGGTATTGACGACTGACACGTCAAATTTCAAACTCCGCGATACCACGATTGGCGCAGACTTAACCGGGTCTGAAAAGACAATCAACGGACTTCAGAATACCGACTTGCGGCACGTAGTCATCAACGTCATTTATGATAGTGACAGCGCGAATCATTCGGTGGCTCTTTTTGGCAAATGCTCGACCGCCAGCAAAGTTTCTGTAGTGGCGCTGCAAACAACGATCACTTTCGTCCGCATTGCATGAGTCTGAACAATAACAAACGCTGCACTCATCCGACGATCTTCGACACGGAAGGCAATCTATCCGGGAGTTGTGACGGACTCCGTGGTGGGGTAGTTGCTCCCAGCGTCCCGTCAATTACCGTAACCTTACAGAACGAAAATATCCCCACTTTTTGGACAGAAGAGAATTTGATTCCTGTGCTCAACGAGGACGGGAGCTTTATCATTTTCGACAACGTATAAAATGAAGACGAGCGAAATCCCCCTATTTGAAGGCACAATTCCAGAAGATGCTTCCGCGATTTTTTTCATCCCTGAAGTGTCGGGAGACGAGAAGCTGCGCCGAATTTTGAAAAGTGCTTTTGGCGGCGAACAGGGGCCTCCTGGGGCAACCGGAACCAACGGGACCAACGGGACCAACGGAACCAACGGGACCAACGGGACCAACGGGACCAACGGGACCAACGGGACCAACGGGACGGTGTGGAGAAGCGGCTCTGGAGTGCCGTCGAATGGATTAGGGGTCAACGGGGATTTTTATCTCGATACCGCTACCGGCAACGTGTATGAAAAGGCAGCGGGAACCTATTCGGTTACTGCCAACATCCAGGGGCCGCAGTTTACACACTCGGTGCTGGCTTATTCGGCGACGACGAACATTGACTTCACGCTCGCCGACTACCGGAGTGTAACCCTTGCGGGAGATATAACTTTCACGACCAGCAATCGAGCCGCCCCCAGGTCAAGATCGGTTCGCATCATCGGGGACGGAAGCTCCAGAACGCTCGCTTTTCCCGCAGGTTGGAAGTTTATCGGCGCGGCGGCTCCAACAACACTCGCAGCAAATAAAATTGCTATCCTGAGCGTGACTTGTTTCGGGGCTAACGATTCTGACATTGTGGCAGCATACAGCGCCGAACCATAAAATGAGAAGTTTATCTCTTTTTGATTTGCCGTTTGTCGCCACTATGGCGTCCCGTATCTATGACTCGATGGAAAGCTACACCGACATGGCGGCAGTCAACGGTCTGAATGGTGGGACGGGATTCTCGATTGCATACGTGGATCGGAGTTACCCGACCGGAATTCAGGCACTCGACACAATTGAAGATTATTCAGACGGGGCAGCAGTAAACGGGCTTAATGCAGGGTCCGGGTTTAATGCAGCATACGTGGACCGCGCAGAGTATACGGGTCCTCAAGCAGCAGATGATATGGAGAGTTACTCAGATGGAGCGGCTTTGGACGGGCTATCTGGTGGGACGGGGTGGGCGACGAATTACGTGAACAGGAACAATTAATATGGCCAGTGTAATCAAAGAAAGAACAATTTCCGCAGCGACGGAGCGGGCCATTCAGATGGCAAACAGCCAGTGGGCAAGAACGCTAACCATCGGCACGACTTGGAATGTGTTGAGGGTGGGAGTGCGAATGCACATGGCAACCATCAGCGCCAACCTTACCGGAACTCCCCGATTGTTTATCGGGGTGTGTTCTGGCACGGCGAACATTTTCGGAGACGCCACTACCACACATGCTGTAGGCATGGTCACTAATGCTGCGACTTGGCTTGACAATGCTGGGGGCGGATATTATGACACAAGTTTTTTTTATCCAGCAAAGCGGGTAGGTTCGACCCTCACTACAGGAACCTCTTTTGGCCAGACGCTGATTGCTGCTCCGGCGTCCAGCGCCAATCGAAATCTTTTCTTCATTGACATCACAAAAGGCTCACCAAATTTCTCGATGAAGCACTTTGGGCAGTCAACTGGGGTGACGACGGACGTTTCAGCGGCTACGTTTTTGACGCAGATGGAGGCTTCGACGCCTGCTTTGGCAAACCACACTTTTTACGGGCCCCAGACGCTCGCAGTCGATGAAGTGGACGGGACTCTCGACTCCGTATGTGTTGCCTTTGACCGAGTCTCAACCCCAATTGAAATTTGCGATTTGGCAGTTACTCGCTTTTCATGATGAAATTTGTTTGTAAAAGCCACACTCAGAAATGACTATGAAATCAATTTCACTTGCTGAAAAGAACAATCTCGCGGTAATCAACCGACTGTCCGATGCCCAGGAGTATTTCCCAAGCGTCACGCTGCGCGAAACCGGGGGCGTAAAACTTCCCGACGCGGGCACCATCACTTTCGAGTTTCGCAAGGTCCGCTCTGAAGAGGATCTTCAGGACGGTGATAAAAAATATCGTTGCACGCTCGAACTGCGCGCGATCAACGATATAATTGAGGACGAGAAAGACTCTAAACCGGCATCGAATAAAAATAAAGATGCCAGTGATGCCCTCGACAAGCTGAGGGAGAAAAAGATGAAGGAGTTAGACAACGAAGAAGGGGACTACTAAGTGTTTACCGTCGCCGAAGTTTGGGACGAGAGCGCCAAAATAATCGGCGCGTGCCCGGAGGTTACGCGCTATCGCTGGCTGACGGACGCGGTCGCGTTAATCGCGAATAAGTTAGAGCCAGAGGCGCTCCGGGGATACTGCGACATCTGCACCACGAATTCGGGGCGCTGCCTGAGCCTGCCCCCAGAAATCTCGACCGTCCTTGCGATCAACATCTGCGGGCACCCGTCGCTTGGTAAAGATGTTCTTTTCAATTTTCACCTTAACGGGCCGGGCGATGGATGCGGGGACAAGTGTGAGTATTCGTGGCAGGACCAGGGCGGGGCGCACAGCACCTATCGCGACATCGTCGAACCGGCGAAGCTCGTGGCTTATCTGCAACGTCAAGAAGACACCGGGTCGTCCTTTATCGTTTACGGCTTTGACTCGTCTGGAAACCGCCTGCGGCATCAAGTTTCTGGCGCGTGGCGGGAGGGCTACCCGATTCCTACTATCTACGGCTTTGCAATCCCAGACTCGGCGATGCCAGCGATTGCTCGCATAACCGGAGTGCTGAAGGCAGTCACGAGCGGCACAGTGCGTCTTAGCACAATTGACGACAGTGGAGCGACTGGGACTACCCTGGGGATTTATGATCCTCTGGAAACGCTACCCCAGTATCGCCGGATTAAGCTCGGGCGCTGCGCCCCCTGGGTTCGTATTGCATATCGAATCACGAATCCAAAGCTACAGTCCCAGACCGACCGCATTCCGCTGCGCAGCCGAACCGCCTTTTTGTTAGGCTTGCGGGCACTGCAATTTTACAACAATCAGGACCTTGCCCTCGCCCAGCAATACGAGGCAAACGCGATGCGGATGGAGATTGAGGCCCAGCAGGCCGCGGAGTCGCCGACGCTCGCCCCGATCCAGGTCGTCGATTACAACAACCTTCAGGATAAAACGGACGTTTGTATCGTCTAACTTGTGCCTCACATATTCGACATAGATTCCACTTTTTTCAGTGGAATGAAATCGGACACTGACCCGGCGATTGTTCCGCTCGGCGGGTATTGGAGTTCGATCAACACGATAAACGTAGGCGGGCTTCTCTCCTGCCGCCCCGGCTACAAGTGCATAACCAGTCTCCCAGAGGGCAAGCTTCAAGGAGGCGCTCTCTTCCGCCCCCGCGTCGGCCTCGACCAAGTGGTGATTGTTATCGCGGGGCAGGTCTACGTCGCCCCGTTTCCCTTTACGAGCTTTCGGCTTCTTGAAAACTTGTTGTTCAGCCCCTTTGCAAAGCAGATTTTTTTCTCGCTCGCGGAGCAGTCGGCGAACCGGCTGACGGGAGACTTCGCCTCAGCTATCGAGCTGATCGACACGCGCCGAATTTTATTCATGCAGGACGGCGCAAATACGGCGGCTGCTTGGTATGATGGCAGCAACTCCGGGCACCTCAGGGACGATCCGTTCGGCACCCCAATCGGGGGCCCGATGGTTTGGTCTGGGGACAGGCTTTGGGTTGCCAACGGTTCGAGCGTATTTGCTTCTGACATCGCCAACCCGTTCAGCTTTCGAGAACAAGTTTATCTTGGCGGGAAGACGAGTTTTACTTTCGCCGGAGACGTTACTGCTTTTGCGATTACTCCCAGCGTGGATACGCCCCAGCTCATCGTTTTCACAGACCACAACACGTCGATCTTGCAGAGCAACATCCGAGAGCGCGATATGTGGCTGACAACTAATGATTTTCAGCGCGAAATATTCCGGATTGGTTGTGCCTCCCAACGCTCTGTTGTGTCCCATTACGGAAGCTTGTCCTGGTTCAGCCAGTCAGGTTTCGTCAACTTCAACGCCGCCGCGACTACCTACATTTCTTCTTATCTGCCTCAACGGGACAATGAGATGATGATAAGCAAGCGGGCGATGTCTGAAGATTTAAGTCTGGTTGCCGGAGCAGCGTATGGTCAATTTGTGTTGATGAGTGTGCCGAGTGAGGATAGCTACAACAAGCACACTTGGTGCCTTAACGGCGCGTCATTCCAAACGCTCAATGACGCCTCGCAGCCGAGTTGGAACAGTGTTTGGCTCGGGACGCGGCCTGTCGAGTGGATTTACGGTCAGATAGTCGGCCAAGAGCGCATCTATCATATCAGCTTTGACTCCGACGGCCAGAACAGGCTTTGGGAGGCGTTCCGGCCAGAGAGGCTCGATAATGATTGCCCGATCATGTGGGCCGTTCAGACGAGGGGATACTTCGGGCCAACATCCGGGAAAAAACCCCCCACGCAGCCTTGCCGATTGAATTTTTTCGAGGTGGCCTTGACGAGCATCGAGGAACAGTTGGACGTTGCTATCTTTTGGGCAGGCAGCCAGCGAGGCGCTTTCAAACGATGTTTTACCAAACAAATCTCTGTCGCCCGCGGCTCGATGGATTTTGAGACCATAATCGACGCATCTGCTAACGTGTTCGCGTTTAAGCCGCAGTCGCGAAGGCACCGTTCGGAAGAGGTCACGCTACAGACTGATGACACCGACACTATGTCCTGCCCTCCGGAGGACCGGGCTATCGAAAATCGAGATGACTCTTTCCAGGCGCTCATCGTCGGTCACGGCCCCGCGACAATTCGGTGGATCAAATGCTTTGCGAGTCCCGAGCCCGAAGAGAATGATGCTGGCGAGGCTCCGTGTGAGGACGAGAACCCCGTAACCGGATCCCGGTATGACGGTGTTCTCGTCTCCGCGGAATCCATTTCGGAAGTAATTGCTGCTCTTGACGCTTTCCGGGAGGACCATTTTGAGAGTCATGAGACTCTGACGATGACTGGCTTTGGCCTCGCCGCGACGGGGGTCGGCAACTCTGAGAGCATCGTCAGCCAGGAAGCGGCTGACCGGGTTGCGCTAAGAATCGCGGAGAAGCAAGCCGAGTATGAAATTCTGCGGAGCACGGCTCCGACACTCAGTCTGGGCCTGGGGGACGCACAATGAGTCTCGACACGCTACAATATTTCTTTCAGCGGGTCCCGCGGCTGGACTATGTCAGCCCGCCGATCTGTGAGGTGGAGTTTTCAAGCAGCGCCACGCCGACGATTGTGCTGAATCCGCACGCTCGGAAACTCGGCCCGACCGGGCTTGAATACTTCGTCCAAGACGGCAGGATTTTCTTGCGGTGGAACAACTATCCAGGGGCGATTTGCTTTAGCATCTACAAAGCGGTGGATGAACTTGACCCCTTTGGGGATTTCCACCTCGTGGCGGAGTGCGTTCAGAGTCCCTTCGACATCGACAGTTTCGGTCCCGGACTTTTCCGAGTTACTGCCATTACACTTGAGGGCGAGACGGCATTCTCTGAGCCAATCTCTGTTCCTGAAGGTGGCGGTGGTTGCGAAGCTCCCACGGTCCTCAACGGACCCCTTGACGTGGAAAAAGAGGAAGGAGACACGGCGATTTTCTTTGTCGATGTCAGCGGCACGCAGCCTTTTATCTACCAGTGGAAGAAAGACGGCATCGACATTCCCGGAGCAAATAGCAGTCAGTTGAATATCGAGGACGTGATGGAGAGCGACGAGGGTCTCTACTCTGTCCACGTAGAGAATGCGTGTGGCTTTGCTCAAAGTCCGGACGCAGAGTTGACTGTCGATGCGTTTAGCTGCGGGGCTGTGCCCGCTTCGATCCAGGCCGCCGTGTGGGAAGATAAAGAAGTTCTGTTTCCGTTTGGCGGCGACATCGTCGGCGGGGATGGGTCATTTTCCATCACAGTTACCACTTCGAGCACGGCAGCCAGCAAGATAACTTCGGTTTGCAATCCCGGCGCAGAGTATGAAATTGAAGTCAAACTTGTTTGGAATACTTCTGGAACTGTCGTGTTTAATCCAGGCGGCTACCCCGTCAATGTCGTGCTCATAATAAACGGGATACCAAAAGATGAAGACATCCGGGACGCAGTGACGGGTCCTTTTACCGACATGGTTGTCAATGCAATGCTCCCCGCTACGTCTACCAGCGCAATTGAAATAAGAGTTGGCTTCTTGGCTATCGGTGCGCCGAGTGCCACTTTCGACGGGACACTCACAGTCCGCCCACTTACACCCCCTTAAGATTATGGCCCTTCAAGACACAAATCTGTTACTCCAAGTCGGCAAGCTTCCGCTGCGGTTTCGCGGGACTCCTCAACAATTCGCAGATGAGATTGTGCATCGGTCTAAGATCGTTTCACCGTCCGGCGTGAGCTTCATTTTCACGGGCGACGTGGAACCTTCGTCCAACGTGGGGCCTTGGTTCAGGACCGACGGCTCGATCTACATTTTTGATGATGTCACGAAACGCTACATCCCGCTGAACATAACGGCGTCGGAGGTGCATTGGTTCTGGACTGGCCCGGATGCTCCGCCGTCGTCCACGCCCGCGATATGGCTGAAGACCTTTGCGGGTGGCACGACTGACGCCCCTAACACGGGCCAACCGGTAGGATTCTACCAGTTTAACGGCACCTCGTGGGTCCCAGTTGGTGTCGTGACGTTGAGCGGTTCGACGGCCTCGCGGCCCGGCGCTCCGTTTGATTTGCAGCAATACTATGACACGGACATCGCCTGCTTGATCTGGTATGAGCGTGGGTCGTGGCGGACTGTAGCTGGGACTCCCGGCGACGTGAAGGCGTCGATTATCTCGACGTTGACTGAGGCGCTGCGATTTAATCCTGGGTGGGAAGTTCTCGGGGCATCAAACGCTCAGGTGCGCGGACGCATTGTTATGCAAGCTTGTAAAGACCCAGGCGGTTCTCCAGAAACTAGCCTTACTCCGCCTGCGGGGGTGGCTTCGAGGGCGGCGGGGGAGACGTTTGGTGAGACCGACGGTGTCGATACTGGCGCGTTTGCTGTCCCGTATCCGCCCCAGTATGCCTTATGGCATCTGGTGAAGCTCTAATATTTTACGCACTCAGGTAGTGACTGTCCAGGAACTAAAGCCCGATGAACTAGAAGCGCACTTGCTGCCGCTGGCTCGTTTTATCGCAGGCAGCACGCCGTATCCGGTAAAAACCGATCCGGAGGGCACCGTGAAGCGGTGGAAAGCCTACACGGAGCTCGGCATCGCCCGGACGTGGGCCCTGCCGGGCGTGGCTATCGGCTGCACGGTCACAGAGCATTTTTTCTCCGGCCTGCCCAGCGGGACGGTTTGTTTTTGGTGGGCGGACGAGGCGGCACGGAAGCAGGGACTGGCCCTGTCGGTGTTTAAACACGCCGAGCAACAACTCCGCGAGTCCGGCGTGAGTCTATTGTATTCCTCGGCGCACTCCGATCACGAGCACGACAGAATTTGCCGATTTCACGAGCGCAACGGGTTTGAGCGTTGTGAAACAGCGTTTCGTAAACTTTTGTAAGTCATTATGGGTGAAATATTTACAGCCGGTGGTAACATAGCAGCGGCGTCGATCTCCGCGGGCGCGGTCAAAGATGCGACGAACAAACAGATTTCGGCGCTTGAGCGGCAGCGCCAATTCGTGTATGACGAGCTTTCGCCCGGCAAAATTGGTGCCGTAGCGACCGCGCAGGACGTTCAGCGAACGAAAGACCGGTTGGCGTTGCAGGCCGTGACTGACCCGGCGCTGCTAGCGACACGTTATGCAGCGTCGCAGAAAATACAACAGGGAGTCGAAGGGCTTGGCGCGGGCGCGGGCGACGTAGTCGCGGCCCAGGCAGCGACGGAGGCACTAGCGAGTCAGGCCGGGCCGAATGCGCTCAAACAAAAGTTGATCGACGCCGCCCTCGCAGAAATTGATGCCGGTGCGTCACTGCCGAACGATTTGCAGGCCGAGCTGGTGAAGTCCGGCCTTGAGCGTGCGGGCTCTGTCACCCCCGGCGCGTCCCCGAATGGGGTGGGCGGCACCATCGCCAGAGAGCTTATCGGCAAAGCTGGCATTGAATTAAAGGCCCAGCGGCAAGGGCGGGCGGCGGCTTTGGCCAACGCCGCGCAGGGACTCGAAGCCCAGCGGGCCTCTCTGCTTGGCTCACTTTTCCCGTCGCTAAAACAGACTCAGATTGCAAATTTGCAGGAGTCACAGAGGGCTTTCGGCACTTCGAACACCGCTGTCCCGGAAGCGGGCATCGGCGGTTCAGACGTAGCCAACCTCTGGCTGGCTCGTGTCGGTGCCACGAATCAACTCGCGCAGAGTGCGGCTGACGCTGCGGCTCGTGGAGGTATGGCCAACGCCCAGATTTGGAATCAGGGCATCGGATCTGCGACGGAAGCGATTGGGAGTGAGCTGCCCAAGACAGATTATGGGAAGCTGTTTGGTAACATTTTTTCGTCCCCCAAGACCGACTCTAACGCGTCCATCGCAGCCGCCTTCGCTTAATGCCCTCTCGATTTTCAATCTCAGGCTGGAGAACGAGCACGATTGCCCCGAAGTTTAGTGTGCAGCCGTCGGTGCCGCGGCCTTCCTCGTCCGTAGGTCCAGTCAATGCTCCGGCCACAGCCGCGAGCTTTGCGCTCACCCCTCAAACGTTACGAGACCCCGTGTTGGGCAGTCGTGCGTATGGCTCGACAATCCCAGGCACGGTCAAACCGGCATTCGCGGAGTCTGTGTATCAGCGACCTGAGGTGCCCGCATACTTGGCGCAAGCAGTGACCGATCTGAACACTGAGCAGGCGCTCAAACGCAGCCTGCAAAGTGAGTGGAACAGCAAAATCCTCGGACTCGCCCAGGGCGGGGGCCCGAACAACTACTTGTTTCAGGAGGCGCTCCGTGCGGCTTCCGTGTCGCCGGGAGCTCACGTAAACTTCGGGGCCGCTGTTCAAAATCCAGACATCGGCACAGGCTATTTGCAGGCTGCTCAAGGCCAGAGGGCCGAAGCCACGGCCAGAGCCGCGGCAATCAGTGCTCCGCAGCAACACCAACAGCAGATTGCCGCTTTGCAAAAAGAACGTCAGCAGCTAGGGGCCAATTCGTTTGGAATGTATAGTGGCTCGCGTCAAAAAGCTATTGACGATCAGCTTTTTCAGTTGCAAACTCAACTCGCCGGGGCAAATCAAGTGGCTTCGGGACAGAATCGAACTTCTGGCTGGACCCCCGCACCGCTGCCCTATTGATTTTATGACGGAGACACAACGAATCTGCTTTCATTATTCAAACCTTCAACCAATGTGGGCGAAGGACAACATTTCTAAAGGAGCAAAATATCATGGGTCTTGAGAGCGCCCCCACGCGAGGGATAACGGTTGAGCCGCGCAGTTTAGTGTCTGCGGGCGATACAAATTTGGTGACTCCTACAGCGGTCGAGGCTCTCACAGACGCCTTCAGAAAAGGCGCAATCACTACTTCGGACATCGCTCTTCGCCAACAACAGAAGCAAAAAAATCAAATTGACATCGAAGCTGCCCAGCGCGAGCAGGATTTTCAGAACGACCCGATGATCCAGGAAGTCCGCAAGACTGTCGCAATTGCTGCCGGGGCGAAGGCGAAGTCGGACACTGAGAGGGCCAAGCGCGAGGCGGACCTCGCACCGCTGCTTGAAACTGCGGAGCGGGCGAGAACAATCCGCGCCATCGACGCAGACAGAACCCTCGGCGAGTCCGAGAAAATGGCGGTAAAATTTCAGGCCGCGGGCGTCGAACTGCCAAAAACTCCAGAAGGTTTTGTGGATGTCGCCGCGGCTCGGCAGAGCGAAGACGAGATCAACGAGTGGGCCCGCAGTGTGATTCACGATGCTGAGGTCGCAAAATCTGTGAAGTTCGAGAAGCGCAAGGCTGCGAACGGCTCTGTCCAGGTCGCCCCCTTTTCTGAAACGCTGGGCCGATTCCTGACAGATACAGAATTTACTTCGATAAAATCAAAGGAGGGCCAGCCCCAGACGTTTAATGCGTGGAGGAAGGCAGGGCGCGTGGTCGCGGACGCTCCCCCGGTCGCGCAGTTGTCCCCGGAAGAGGCGGCGATGCACCGGGCGAACTTGGTGAACTCCGGTCAGATTGCTCCCGAAGATGGACTCAGTGACTCCGCTGTGTCGGAGTTAGTCCAGCGCCGGACAACCCCGAAGGTGGATATTTTTTCGACCGCTGCACCGGGGTTAGCCCAGCGCCGGACAACCCCGAAGGTGGATATTTTTTCGACCGCTGCGCCGGACAGAACAATCGAAGAAGCCCCTGACAAGGTGGTTGTCGAAAAACCAATACCGGGCGAGGGAGTGAGAGAGTTGGCGCTGGCGCGTCAGGCTGTTGGCATCGGCGAGCGACTGAAACAGCGATACGAAGACTTGCTCAAGTCTGAGCCAAACCTGGTTGGGTTTTTGCAAGGTCGCGTCGCATCCTGGGCTTCGACGCGGCAGTGGAATGAAAAGGTCGCTGCGTTCGAGCGAGACTCTACCGCGATCCTCGCCCCGCTCGCAAAGGGTATTTTTAATGAGACCGGCGTCCTTTCAGATAAAGACATCGCACGGTATCAGTCAGTCATACCTGACATCCGGGACAACCCGAAAGTCGGTGTCCAAAAGGCCAACGATTTGCTCGGTGAAGTTTTTGAGTCATTTGCAAACAAAGTCGAAAGCTGGAGTCAGGCCGGATATAACGCTGGCGGATTTGCTGATCTGGCGGAGACGAATAGGGCTAAGTTAAAACAGCTTCGATCTGAGACTGGAGCTGCACAGCCAGTGCCCGCGACAGCCAACAAGCCCGTGACCCTCAGTAGCGGACGGAAAATAGTTAGAGGCAGCGATGGTAAACTTTACGAGGTTCAATAATGGCACTAATTCCCGCCAATCTCACGCCCGCCGAACAGGCGGAGTTCGACAGCCTTTCGTCTGATGCCGGAGTGCCCCCTGGGGCGAAGCCTTTCGACCCGGTCGCCGAACTCGATGCCGCAGGACTCGCGGAGCTCGCCGACAATAAACTTTTCGACCCAGTTGAATGGGCGTCCGGGAATTACTCTGCGGCCCTCGATCCAGCTACTCTTCAAAAGCTCGCCGATGCCAACGCGATAATCCGCCAGAAAGGTTTTCAGCTCAAGGACCTTCCGACCGTCAAGGAGGCCGTCGGCGGGGTGGGGCACCTGTTCAAGGGGGCCGCAAAGGTTATCCGGAACGTCGGCAGCATTGCGACCGCACCCCTTGTCAGTCTGGCGGGAGATATTACGGGGCAGGGGCCGGAGTTTGGGGCAGAGGTGGGGAACATCGTGACCAAGCAGGCGGGAGAATCCGTTGCAGGAATCGAGCAGGCGGGTCACGGCTTGGTTGAGTTGGGACGGAAGACAGGAGGAAAACTCATCCGGAAAACCATCGGAACGAACTATGGAGAGATGACGCCCGACCAGCGGAAAGACGCTTTTCTAGCGGATCTCGGAAACGCCCAAGTGGCGCAGGAAATTTCAGTTGGCCAGGGACCATTCACGCAGGCCGTCGCCGGTCAGTTCATCGAAGACTTGGGCAAGCAGGGCATCAAACTCGATCCTGCGGAGATTGCCGATCTGAGCGCCGGAGACCCGATCACGTTCATCGCATTCGGCAAAGGTTTTCACCTCCTCGGGAAGTCCGGCAAGGTTCTCGGGTTCGCTCCAACAGTTCAGAAGGCGCAGCAGGCCGTCGCCACACTCAGTCAGCGGGTCGCTGGCAAAGTCGTCCAAGCCGCGGGCGTGACCGCAGAGGGCGCGGGAAAAACTGTCGGGGTTGTCAGCCCGGCGCTGCCGGTCGCGGGCGCAGTTGTGGGCGGCATCAAGGGCGGGCCCATTGGGCTGCTTGGCGGGCTGAAGACTGGCGAAATCGCAGCCAAGACCGTCGAAAAATTCAGCGAGCAGGCCCAGTCGGTCGGCGGTAAAATCACTCAGTTCGGGAAACAGATTGGCGGCGAGGCAGCCGTCACGTCGCCCTACGCTCAGGCCATCCGGGACGTTATTAAGGTCGCCCCGCCCGTCATCACGGAACTCGCGAAGGGCGCGGGACTCGACCTTGGACTGGCGGCAGTGTCGTCTGAAACCCCGCAGGAGACCGCGGCTACATCGGCCTTCGGGACACTTTTTGGGCTAGCCGGTGCTGCCGGACGGGTCGTCAAAGCCGGAGTGCAGGGCCAGCTCCTCACCGCTCGCCCCTGGGGCACCGCTGCCGAGTCGAAGCCGTATGGAACGAGTGCTTCTCTCGACGCGAAGCACGCTGCCGCCCAGCAGACTCTACCGCCTGCCGTCACCCAGCGGGCCAATTCAATCCGCGAGTTCTTGCGGGCTCTTCCCGGAAACGTTCAAGCGTATCTGATGCCCGACAAGGCGGCGACGGAAAGTTTCCTCGTCGAGGACTACACACGGCGATACGGCGTCGCGCCCGCGGGCGAGGCGCTGGCTAACATCAAGAATGCGGCCAGCCAGCGGGGCATGATTAATTATGATACCATCGCGGATGACGGGAGCCGGAAGCGAGTCGTGTTGCTCAACGACGTTGAAGCGGCCCCGCACGAGGCATTCCACGGAATCCAGGACGTGCTCGGTGACTCGGGCAACGCGGCGATTGACCGGATTATTTTTGACCAATACTTCGACCGTTGGGAAGACATCGGAGAAAACTACGCCCAGCGACTGACTGGTGGAAACATGCAAGGCAAGGCGTGGCGCGACATAATCACGGAGCGAACTGGCACCGCCAATCCCGACCGCTATATGGCCCGGGAAATTGCGGCAGAGAACTTCGACACGGTTTTCAAAAATCTCGGAGGCTCGCTGACCGAAGGAAACTCGCTGCCACAGAAACTCGCCCGCGTGGTCGCGAAGACAATGAATCTGTTCGGTGCCGAACCTTTTTCTGGCGGTCAAACCGCAGGTCTTCGGCTTGAGCCAAAGTTCGGAGTGTCTGAAGAGGTCAAGCGACTGGTGAGCGGCGTTACCGAAGTGGACGCCACGCCCCTCGTGGTGCCGCGGGCCCCCGTGACCCCGACGAAGCCGGTTATTGTCCCCGCCGCGCCCGCGCCAGCGCCAAAGGCGGCTGCTCCTCCGACTTCGAGCGTCGTCGGCGTGTCGCCGGACGCCAAAGCTGCCCAAGTTTGGGCTGCAAACACAAACGACCCGCGACTCGTCGGCGTAGTCAATAATATCGTGGCGAATCAGTTACGGGCCGCGCCGGGCGAGGCCGCGCCTGTTCGCCTGAAGTATCTCAGCGTCGCCGGGGCCGAAGGCGCAACACGAACTCCGCGACGGTCTGAGCAGGAGGCTGCGTATCTCCGGGAAGCTCTCGGCGCAATGCCTGCGGAAACTCGCCAAGAGGTCGAGAAGACGCACGCCCACGTCCGATTTGATCCGGTGAAAAAAGGCAACGAGATGCAGTCGATCGGCTACAGCCTCGAAAAAATTGTCGAGAATGCGCAGAGGGCCGCGAAGTGGCTGGCGGGAAACGAAAAGGCCCGGTCGATTTCACCATATGCGGTCGATGTGGCCGCGGGGAGCTTCACGCCGGACGCGTGGAAGCAACTCGTCTCGGACATCCAGACCTACACGGTGAACCAGCAGGCGGGCGGAACGGGGGCCGGTAAGACGCTCAAGCTGCCGAAGAACGCCGCGGAGCTCAAGATCAGCGTTCCGCCCGAGCAAGCCGCAAAGCTCGCCCCGCTTGAACAGAGCCGGGCCGACTTCATCAACACGCTGATGGGCCTCAAGCTGCCAGAGACGACTCGGGTGTCTCGCGCCGGGGGCACCCCAGGCAACATCGTTGGGCAGGAGATTTCAAAGGCTAATGAGCAACCGTTCATTCAGCCCCGCGTTTCAGAACCCGCCGTGCAGCGTGCAGGCGGCAAAGAGTTTCCAGGTTTTGCCGGGAAGACCATCAAGGAAGTCAACCCACTGCGTCGGCAGCTCGAAGAGGCCGGTTTTCCCGTCAACGAATTGACGGAAGTGGTCGAGCGGGTCAACCTGAAGAACCTGGAGGGCGTAACGCCCGCTCCGGAAGTCCAGTTTCGACCGGGCGTCACCGACACCATCCGCGCCGGGTTCTTGCCCTTGGCACCGGTAAAAGATAAGCCGAAGTGGTTGGTGAAGGGACAAAAGGGAGGTCTGAAGACCCAGGCAGAATTTGAAGGCGCTGACCCGATAGAGGCCCGCAAAAAGGCCGAAGCTAAAGGATTCCGCGTGTCCTCAGTTGAGCGGTCTGCCGCGACGGCGTTGTCGATTGACAAAGAGTCTAGCTTTCAGTTCTCCCCGAAGGAGAGCATCAAAAGCGTCGATGAGGCCGCGGACGTGAGCGAACTTATCCGGCGCTGGGAAGGCGGACAGACAGGCGAATCTTTCAGAGTCGGAGAGTCGGTCCGGACGATGGAAGAGGTAAAAGCTCTCCGCGAGGCAGAGAAAAAATGGACAGACATCGGGTTGAACGCCCGCAAGTTGCGAGACTACCAGGCCATGATCACGGCGGGAGTGAAGAGCCAATTTTTCCGGGAGGCCCGGGAGGCGGCTACTGGCGAGGGCGGAGCCGTGGATTTTATCCGGAAAACTAATCCGGATTACGTTCCACCAGTGCCCCACGAGGACTTTGGGACGAAGTTTATTTCACAGAGTCCCGCAAAACAGATCGACGTTGCAGCTAACCTTACGCTGGAAAGTTTCCGCGATTGGGCGAAACAACAGAAGGGCGGATTCACTACGTCGGCCATAAAACTCGGCGAGGCAGCCTCCCGAGACCCCGAGTTGCTGTTCAAGATTCGCGAGCAGCACGAGGCCGCGGATGCCCGGTTTCAGGAAGCGGCAGCCAAGGAGGACATCGACACCATGATGTTGTCCTCGATGCAGACTCAATTTTTCAGAGAGGCAGACCAGTCGGCCACAAACACCGGAGGCATCGGTGAATTTAAGCGCGGCGAGCAGCAATTCTCGCCGAAGGAAGAGGACCCCTACGCCAAATATAACGTCGATTTTGAGAAGGCCGTCACCAAGCGGAAGACCAAAGGCGGGACAAGGGGCATCACGGGGTGGATTCTGCCGAATAACAAACTCGTCCCGCTGTCTACCAATTTCCATGAGCAGTATCTGGCTGAAAATCATGCAGACCTGAACAAAAAGTTTGGAACTAAATTCAGCGAAACCGCTGATGTCGATGAGCGGCAGCAGGCGCTTGACCAGGGCTTCATTCGGCTGCGTATGCAAAGCGGCACACTGCATGTCGAGGCGGGGCAAGCCGGTTGGACAAAGGCGGCTCGCGACAAAGTTTTTGAGACGGTCGCCGACAATATCGACAACATCGACCAAATCACGGTCAGCTTGCTAGACAAGAACGGCATAGTCAAGCGCCAGGGACACGAGCGCCTGATGGACTATGACACGGACGCCGAGAAGCTAGACAACCTGCCGCTGATTAATGAGGGCCGCGGGGCATTTTTACCGGCTGAGGCCGAGAACCTGCCGGGCATGGACGTAGGTCGCGAGTTCAACAGGGCTGCGATCCAGCAAATGAACAAGCAGGAATTGCGGGCGCACTTTCCAGAAGCCATCGTGCCGCGCAGCAGCGACGAACTGATTGCGTCGAACATCGTCGGCTCGCCGCTCGCGAAGCAGGAGGGTGGCCGCGAGGCGGGTGTCGAGGCGTTCGCGAGCACGCTCGCAGATTTTTACAAGTCTGTTGCTGACCAACCAGAGGTAAAAGCAGGAGCGGAGTGGTATTCAAAGTTCACGCCGATGCTCAAAAAGGAGTTTGGAAAAGACGCCCCGATTTTTGCAGAGTTGCTCGCGGCTACGTCCCCGCAGACCGATCCTACCGTGAATTTCGGATATGCCTTCGATGCTTACGAAGGTTTCAAGGCCGGAAAATACGACAAGCAAATCGAGAAGTTCCAGGAAGGTCTGACGCGCCTTGAGGACGGCTCATTGGCTAAAATCTACGACCGCGATGTGAAATCTGGAAAGGTTAATAGTCCTCCAGAGAGTCCGAGCGATTCTACTTATCTGGCCCACTGGATAGCGAAACACAATCTCGTTCCAAAAAGCTCCAACGACAAACTTTTCGGAACTCACTCGATTCGCGTTCTCCAGGTGCTTGCTCGAAAGTGGTTGGAACTTAATGCCGGGCCGAAGACGAGTAACTTTGTGAAAAATTTGCTTGGCACCGGCTCAGAATCCACGATTGATCTCTGGGCGGCACGCACGATGCGCAGAATTGGATACTCTGGATTCAAAGACCGGTGGCGTATTTTGCCAGAAAATGCGACAGGGGTTTCAGATGAAGACTTCGCTTTTTCTCAGGAAGCTTTCCGCGCAGCCGCCGACAAACTCGGTATGAAACCGTCTGCACTTCAAGGCGCTCTCTGGTTCGCGGAAAAGCGACTATGGGCAGACCGAGGTTGGGGGCGTCTGAATTTAGGAGATTACCGGAATGAAATGAAGAAGATTCCACTCTTGCGCCGGGGTATCAAGCAGCGAGAAGAAGCGGTTCGGTTGGGCCAGAAGGCAGGGTCCGCCGAACAAGAAGCTTTGAATCTCGGTTTGACAATCGAGCCAAGGCAGAGTAAGGTTGGACGATGAAAAAGATTGAATTTACACAGGCCGACCAGTCCGCCGCGAAAGTTGCAACTCAAGATGTAGTTGCCAATTTAACCTTCTGGGACCAGATGCAAGAACAATGGGAAAAGATGACCAGTGGGCCAGACATACGCCCCAGGCAGGAACGCCCGAAATCTCACACTCAGAGTAGTAATGCCTGATACTGTTGAAAAGAAAAATTATGCCAAACGAACAAGACCTGATACAGCCGAAAGCGCCAGCGGCAAACGAACAAGATCTGGTTCAGCCAAAAAATCCTACCCCCAAGCCTGCCGTCGTCGAACCTACGACTCCCGATGCGGCACCCCCCGCGCAAGATACTAAATCTCAAGAGAGCGGTCTTTCGGAGGAGGTTTTGCGAATTCCCACCGTGGCCGCATTGATGGCGGGTAATCCCCCTGCTGCAAGCGGATCAATCCAGGATTTTTCTAAGCGTCCAGAGGGAGTCGCAATTTCCAAGAACAAAGATGCACTGCTGTCCGCGGGTTTCTTTTTCTATAAAAGCTTGGACGGGTCAACAGGAGTCCTGGGGAATGGCCTCTACATTCATCCAGAGCAAATCAAGCAAGCCGACCAAACCGGGAATCTGCAAGCAGTCGCCCCAAACTTCGACACCGTGGGACAAGCCGTCGCTACATCCGGCGACAAGCATCCCGTTCTCGCGCACGGCGGGAAGCCCCCAGAGGGTTTTGCTACCGCGCCAGCAGCGGATGTCCCCCAGACGGCGAACGCCCCCGCCCCGCCCGCTGGCGTTCAGAATAAGCTGACCCGGGCGAGGTTGGCCACAATCGCCCCAGGGCCCCCGACCTCGGGGCCAAAGCCCGGCGCAGGGCGGCTTATCAACAGTATCCTCAAGAACCCCGTCTGAAGTTGGGACAGGCGAATTCCCCGAAGTGTTCCAGGGCCGCAGCGTCGTAGGCGCGGGCTGCGTCTTCTTCATTGTGGAAACGCCCTAGAAAGAACTGCTTTCCATTTGTCTCCAGTTTTGAAAACCATCGTTTGCATCTGGCGTCCCAGCTAACCCCTCTGAACTTCGACGTGGTGGCATAGGTGTGCGGTTTGGAGCGGAAGGAGAAACAGTTTTCCTGATGGGCGCAGATTCTCAGATTGTGCCTGCGGTTGTTCAATCCGTCTCCGTCGATATGATCCACGCTCTGGCCAGGTTTCGCACCAGTAATTAGTCGGTGCATCTTGGCTTGTTTACCGACCTGTCCGCAACAAGCGTAAAATTTTCCTTGCTTGTTTTTACGGGCACACCAACGACGTCCTGCAATCAATCCCACGTCTTTTAGGTCGATCTCTGCCCACTGCCCTTGGGTAAGGTGAATCCTCATTGTGCGGCAAAGTTCTCCGGCAGTTCAAAATCATGGGGTGTGGAATCACCTAAATCAACGCGAATGTCGTAGCAGGCGCTTCGACCATAAGCTGGATGCACCAGAAACAGCTTTTGCGACGGGAAGCTCGGCACGAAGCCGGACATCAGCGCGTATCCGTCGAGTCCAGGGAAGCCGCCATTGATGATGACTTCACCAAGGGCGTGCGGTAAGGTAATCGGACGATGTAGATGTCCGAACAAGTAGTAGTTCGGCGCTCTGCGGTTCGTCGTGGCAAACATTTGCACGGTGCTGGACACACTTCGACCAACCGAATGGTTCGGGATGCCCAGCGCCTTATCCCCGCCCTTGAGGTGGTCCCCGTGACCGCCATAAAAGGCATACCCCTGCACGTCAAAGAGTGCGAATGGCTGTGTGTCCAGCTTGAAGCTGACCCGCTCATTGTCTCGGAGCAGCGCGGCGACGTAGGCGTAGAGAAACTGATCGAGGTTCGAGTAGCGGTTCTCGGTCGGCATCTTGTGCTGCGTGCCCCAGCGGGTGTGGTTGCCGACGGCGGTCACGATGCGGAGCGGTGCCAGATGACTGAGGCGTTGGAAAAACTGGGCGATTGCGTGCCCGGCGCTATAGAACTGAGTGAACAGCGTATTATGCTGACCCGCCTCCGCGGCGTGGTTCAGGCTGCCGTCGAGCATGTCGCCGAGCATGGCGACGACGATTTCTGGCACCGTGGTCGTGGTATGATCCTGCAAAATCGAAGTGACCGACCGCTCCAGGCGCTTGAGGCGGCGAAGGAAAAGGTCGTAATTGTAGCCGCCGAACCCGAGCGTCTGGTCTGGTTTCACCACTTTGCCGACGTGTGTGTCACTGAACACGAGAAGGGCGCTCTGCGGGCTACCGTTCTTGCCGACCTTGCGGGCGAGCATCGCATTGCCGTCGGGCGTCTGATAGGACTTTGGCGCGAGTTCGACGGCGTGCTCAACGAGAACATCTATTGCCGTCTGGTTTTTCTGCGACTTT